TACCATGGTAATTGAAGCAATGGGTGGGGTTAATTGTGTTGATGCCGTCAATGAAAATAAAATTATCAAACGTATTTCCAAAGAAATCTTGGTGGAAAAAGATATTTAATCCAATGTAGCATTGGACGCATAAGGGTCATCATTTTTAAAGATGCCGGTCATAGTGTATTTTTCTTTATAATTAGGCATATTATTCAATGTAGGTGGTTTATACTTATTGTTGAACATTTTTTCGTCGTCGTTAAATGATTTTTGCCAAGTATTTTTGCCAAAGTCAGGCATGGGTGGCTTATCGGATAAATTTGTGTTAAATATGGCCGCTTGAGTACCAATGTCCGTTGTTAAAGGGGAATATTGAGGTGTAATACCTACAGTTAATTTGCCAGCATCATTCTCACCTGGAAATATATGGGCTTCTGTGTTGGTTAACGGTGGTACATATGGCTGACATCCTGGACAATCTATATCAGACGTGCACTGATGACCGGTAATACCGCATCTAGACTGCGGACCACAATAATTCTTACAGCTATATGTGGTTGTAAGCGGCAAATCTACGGTATGACTTGTTTTTGGCGAACCGGTATCTCTCACGGTAAATTCTTCATCAATATAGTCATTTTGAACTAAATAATGAATCCAAGTATATATTATAATAATAAGAAACACACTTATTATCATCAACATGATTTTTATGTTACATTTGTTATTCATTAACGCCATGTGTAATTAATATATGTAAACAAAATAATTCATATATATATTATAAATTACATTTAGAACGTGTATTTGATTGTTTTTATATTTGATTGTTAATAATTTTATATTATTTTATTATAAGTAAAGATGAGTAATAAACAAACTGAACAAACTAAACAAACTGAACAAACTAAACAAACTAAACAAACTGATAAAAATCTGAATGAATTCAATGAAGAACTAAAACAACAAGGAAATGAAATCGGAAACACTCTTAAACAGTTTGTTATAGACACAAGTATATTTTCATTGATTATATTTATTATTATACTTTTTATAGTATATTTTTTCGGTGTGGGCGGATTTGCTGTGTATCTTAGTAAATTGGGAGGTTCTAACATATTACCGACGAACAAAGAATTATTCCCTTATACAAACGTTAATCCTAGCCCACCCAAAATTCCCGTTCTCCAAAACATATTTACTCATTCAAAAATCGATTTTCCATATGACGCATATAACTCCTCTAATTTCTTATTAAACGGCACTAGAAAATACAAAGACACTCTACAATCCAGTTTTTATCTTATTTATTTACTCATGACTTACTTTATTACCATTTATGAAAGTATGGTTCAATTTAATTATGCGGCAATAAATTTGGTGTTGTATATAATGAGTCAAATTCCTAGCGACACGTTAATTATTTTATTTGGACCCACTATTTTAACAATGCTAACCGGAATAATAAGTATGATAAATCCAATATATTTTATTTTTTCGTGGTTTGCAAGTTTAACTACATTTTTTGAATTTGAAAAAAATGCGGAACAATTGGAAAGAAACGCGGATTTTAAAGGTATTTGGAAATCGTTAAACATGATATTAAATATAGGATTAGTGCCCATTAGTATTATTTTTGCGATATGGATGGCGTGTATAATGTTTTTAATGTTTTTCTTTTCAACGTGGTGGACATTTTCCGTTGTATCAATTATTTTATTTTTGGTTATGATATCTTGCTATTTTTATGCGGCGACAATAAATGGCATACATGTAAATTTAATTACAACCATTTTAGGTCTCTTCAAATTCTACAAAGTTTCTTTCATGTCACTTATTAGTTTTATTATTGTGCTCATATCGTTTTTTTATTTTGGTATAAGTGGAGGTATTACTTGTTTAGCGGTATTGTTATTAATATGTTTAGGAATGTTTGCCAATATGGGTCTGGATATGTTTTCATCGACGACGGTGAAATAGTATATAAATAATAAACCACATAAATAATATAGCATATAAATAATTATAAATGACGCATATGCCTTTTGTAAGTATATGTACGCCCACATTCAATCGTCGTCCTTTTATTCCGCATATTATAAAATGTATTGAACATCAGTTGTATCCAAAGGACAAAATAGAATGGATAATTATAGATGATGGTACAGATAAAATAGAAGATCTGGTAAAACACCTACCATATGTGAAATACTTTACATATGACACTAAATTAACATTAGGTAGGAAAAGAAATATATCGCATGAAAAGTCAATCGGTGACATAATCGTATATATGGACGACGACGACTATTATCCTCCGGAAAGAATATCACATGCGGTACAAAAATTACAAGAAAATCCCAATATATTGTGTGCTGGATCTAGTGAAATGTATATTTATTTCAAGCACATACACAAAATGTATAAATTTGGACCCTACGCGCCTAATCATGCGACCGCAGCATCTTTTGCGTTCAAAAAAGAATTATTATTACAAACGTCTTATGACGAGGTCGCCTGTCTTGCGGAAGAAAAACATTTTTTAAAAAATTATACAATACCTATGGTTCAATTGGATTCTATGAAAACAATCTTGGTATTTTCGCATATTCATAATTCGTTTGATAAAAAAATGCTATTGAATGACGCACCTAATCAACATGTAACTGAATCAACCAAAACTCCGGGTGATTTTATGAAAAACGATTGTGACCATGATATTTTAAAATATTTTATGGAAGATATTGATTTTGTATTAGATACATATGAACCTGGTAATCCGTCAAATAAACCCGATGTATTAAATCAAATGGCAGTTATGAAAACGAAACGAGAAGCTCTAATGAACCAACATACGCAACAACAGCATATACAAATGATTCAAGATTTAATGACTGAAAATGCGACTTTAAAAGAAAAAGTAACCTATTTGGAAACCAAGATTACCGAAATAATAAGTAAACAAATTCAAGAGCGAAAACATGTAATTAATAAATGAATTGGCTTAAAGATATATATATGATTATATATAACATGGATAATGATGATAATATTTTCAACCCGACCGGCGTAAATGACCTGGACAATGAAATTCAAGATTTTAAATCATTTGATAAAGGATATAATAAGATATACAGTGGTGGAATTGTCTTGGGTAAGAATGGCAAGAAGAAGAAGAGGCAGATTGAGTTTTATACATCAGGAGATCGTGGGACGCGTATTAGAGACGCTATCACAGGGTCGTATTATAATGAAAAGGTGGGGTCTTTTAATGAAGACAAATTTTTTAAAGTATCTCTTGCGACCGGTCAGTGTACGAGCAAGAATGGCTCACATATGATGTTTTACCAAACACCGCAGCAGTACATGACTCATTTTGGGGTACAATTGAATCCGAGTATTATAGAAAAATGGGAAAGTGAGTTCATATAAACAATTTGTTTACATTATTTGAACATAATATAAACAAATTAAAATACTAATTAGATATTCGTGTAAATAATGTAAGTTGTATTATTACATTACACAAGTTACATAATACACCTGACAAAATATTAAGATCTTTTATTCAAAGTTATACGCATTATCGTCGTCAGCAGTTTCGTTAATTATTTCAGATAAACTATCTATATCTATGGCAACTTCTTTTATTCCGGGTGCGTCATAAACCAAATATTTATCCAAATATTTATATATCCGATTTACATCTAATTTTGTAACTTCAATATCATCAAGCATTTTATATATTTCATCATCATTCAATGATTTTTTTAAATATAGAAAAACACAAAACAAATCTTTTTTATCAATTCCCATTTTTTGGCACATTTTTTGAATAAACAACAAATTGTTATATTCGGTTGAATATTTTGTCAACACTTTGGTAAATCGAATATTGTTTATTTTAAACGTATTTTGTTTATCTTTGAAAAAATCATGGAATTTTTTATTATTGTAAAATGTTTTAATAAGCGAACTCATTTCATTAAATTGCCAAATCTGATTTTGAAAAGTTACCCGGTCAATATAATCCGCGTAACACATGTTTTCCAACTGAGCAATATAAAAAGGTATGGTAACCTTTTTGTCCATTTTGTCGATATAATCAATTATATTTTCATGCCATAATAGTCCAATACTTGTTCTGTCTGTATCATATAAAGTGTTGTTATGCTCTTCAAAACACATTTTTTCGGACAATATCTTATTGGTTGTTTTTTTTGCGTCAACGTGAGAATTAAATTTTAATAAAGAAAGAATCGAATCTATATTATCTTCTTTAAATAAACCTAGGTTTGATGTATATAAATCGTAAATGTTTGATAATTTTCGCAAATTACCTTTTACCAAATCATAAATTTTCTTATGAAAAGAAGCTTTCAGAGCTGGCATTATTTTATACAAAATTACACTTATTTGAGCTTCCGTAGGCGCATTTAATTCAATGTTTGTAGTGACTTTCATAAGCTCTTTAATTTTTTTATCGCCTGGATTTTTACCTATACAAATAATAGGATTATTTGGTTTTTTTTCAAGTTTTTGTTTTTTCGTTTTTTTAGGTCGAATCAGTTTAATCAACGTGTTTATACCGCCTTTATCTCCTACAATCATTCCGTCTATTTCATCCATGAGAATTGCTATTTTTTGTTTTTTTTTAGTGAAAAGACTCAAAATGTTTGTATCACCCATATTTTTGTGTGTAATGTTTTCGATTATAGCCGAATTACGATTATCACTTGCGTCATATTTTATTACATCATAATTGAGTTCTTTTAAAATGTTGTTAACAAATCGAGTTTTACCAATACCGGTATCTCCGTATACGTATATTCCCTTGTTTGTATTGTCATCGTTTTTGTTGTAGTCAAATTGGGTCAACGCATCTTTCAACATTTTGGATAATTCATTTCTGTTTAATATGGAATTAATGTCTAGTTCTTCCATCTTATATGTTTAGTAATATTCTTTTTATGTTGATTCTGACACAAACCATGTTGTTTTAGAAAGTTAGACAGAGCGATTTGGCAAAGTTGTGAATGTTGTTCTAGACAATAATTCCAAATAAAATAAATATAACTCGCATAAATTACATTTTTATATAAATATTTTTTCGTATTGATCCATTTTTGAATGTTCTCTCTAATAAGAATATCAAAAATAAAGGAATAATCTCGTTTCACAACCTCTCTAATATAAGATTCATAATTATACAAAAGCGTTCTTACTTGTAAATGGTAAGCGGCGTATGATGCCTTATTAGTAAAACGTAATACATGTAATGGAATGTATTCTTGTATAACGCGAATAATATCATCGGGTAACATAAAAATACGTTGTAAAAGGCCTTCATTATTCATTTACTATATTACATTACTAAATGAATAATCTCTAAGATTTTATATAACAACAATTAATGTGGTGCTACTGCGGCTGCTTTAGCGGATGCGGCCGCTTTAGCGTTTGCGGCGGCCGTTGCGTTTGCGGCTGCCGTTGCGGCGGTTGATGCTGCGGCTGCGGCTGCGGCTGCTTTTGTTGTACACGGATTATCTGATCCATAGGTTAGACCATCCCATGCGACATTACAGTTGTTGGCCCAGGTATATTTTGCACAATTGTCTGTATAATTTCCAGCACTAAAATCAATAGTCAAATTTGTGTCACCGGTTGCGGGAGGACAAATTCCCAAATTTTGTACATTTACACATTGAGAACCGGTAGCGGTTTGTTCAATTTCCCAATAGTCTGGACATTGGGGTAAATCGGGTGGAGGGGTTGTGTCATTTTTGGAAGCATATGCTAAACTACCACCTATAAACACAAATATTAATAAAAGTATTGTCAAGGCAATTAATAATGTAATTTGTTGAAAACCACCTATTGCTCCGTTACTTGAATTTACTAAATTACGCCCATAAACAAAAAGTAGTACGATAATGACAAATACTATAATGACAAGAATGATTGAGTAACTGTTCATGTTATATAAAATAAATATATAAAATAAATAAATATATAATAATAATAATAATAATAATAAAACAAAATCTGATATAATTTTATATTGAAATATTATAAATGAATGTTAAAAATAATGGTCGTGTAGACATTAAATCGCCAAATACATCTAATTTATTTAATATGTACGATAAAATACCTGCAAATCAGTGCGCAACATTTAGGAATCCCACCGAAGGCATATGGAATAATACACTTTTATCCCAAGTATTTTTTTCCGATAAAAATACCCAAATTTTACAAAATGGTATTCGTGCGGGGGTTTATCGCCAATCCAGTGGACAGTATATAATTTCTCCTCAAGAGTGTGATTCATTAAAAATTGTTATGCGTAGTATATATTTACAATACGCGGCAAATCAAGAAACTCACATATCAAATCAAGTAGAAGAATTGAACCAAATGGTTTTAAATTATTGTGTACAGCAAGTGTATAGTGAAGCCCAAGGGTATATGAAATACATAAGCGACGCAAGCACATTGGTCGTGCCCATTGCTCATCCAGTTATGGCGGATAATACTGACAGACAATTAGAATTAAAAAAATGGTTTTAAATTAACAAAAAGATGGTATAAAAATAATACGCTATAAAATACAAATGAATACTCAGGATAAAATTGTATTAATATGTGCGGTTGGTCGTTCTGGGTCTACCACTACGCAACGCATATTAAATACTATACCCAATAGTAATATTTGTGGTGAAAACATGGGCGCCATAAATAGCTTATTAGAGTTTTATAAACGAATCAAAACAACTAGTGCCGATTACGTGCCCGGACATTTTAACCCAGCAAGTTATGAAACCATTATCAAGCAAAATGTCAAACCTGCGTGGTATAATTCTTATCATTTTGGACAAGTAACCAATATGATTAGAAATACCATCATTATGTTGTTTAAACAATCACCCGATACCAATGTATGGGGATTTAAGGAAATAAGATATGACAGCGGAAATGTGCATTATTTAAGGGAATTTAAAGAATTGTTTCCTCAGACAAAAGTAATTATTCAAATCAGAGAGAACATTCAAGCACAAGCACAAAGCAGTTGGTTTAAAGATGATAAACATGCGCTTGGGTTTATCAAAAAAAATAGCAAAGAATTAACCGAGTTTTATAAGAAAAATATGCATTATTGTTTTTTCATCACATTTGAGCAACTATTCGACGCAAACAATGTTAAAAATATGTTTACATTTATAGACTGTGAACAACATTATGATGCGGTTAAAATTAAAGATATTTTAAACAATAATATAAAAGACTAGGTTTTGGTTGGCCGATTCTGAGTTGTCGCAGTCGCCGTCTTAGTTCCCAGTTTGTTTATTAATTCTACCATAGCATATACCGTAATTACTATAAATATAAACGAAAATATCGACACAATCACATCAGAAAAATTTAATATATTGTTTTTATCTGAAAAAAGCGGGTCAACGTTAATAATTTTTGTCAGTCTGCGAATATTAGTTAATAAAATTAAATTTATTATAAGCGGTTGAAGACAATTGTTTACAATAGATGTAATTAAATCTTTAAATGATGCGCCGATAGCCATTGCGGCGGCTACTCCTAATATTGACTCTGATTTATGATTTAAAAAATTTGTAAATAATGTTACTGTATTAGTTATCATACCGCTCATTATATTATATATACATATATATTTTATAAATTATATATTACATATTATATTTTGTAAATTATTAATGAACCGTCAAGACAGTTAACTTGGATTTTTTTAAGACTTTTCCTACAGCTCCTATGCGAGGCTTTTTTGTAACGAAATTACTGGAGCGTTCTCTATCTTCTTTATATTCAAGATATTGTTCTAATAGCTTATCTAACTCCGCATGCCACATGTGTTGTATTGTGGTTATTTTAACCAAGTCCAATTCATTTTGTTTATTCGTAGATTCTTTGTATAACTTGTCTACATTTTCTTCGGTTACGCTATCCATGGTCATCTTTACCAAATATTTATAATCTGCGTCATTATCTATAACACTATATCCCTTGTCTTGAAGCATTTTACAAACGGCCGACTTGGTCTTTTTTCTCAAGTCAATCGTGTCATCCAATATTTCCTTAATATATCGTGCCTTGTTGCTTAGCAAGACCAGTTCTTTTTCCAATGCGCAAATCATATAATCTTTTCGGGTTTGATACATTTGTAATCGGGTTGTATAATAATCATCAATCACTTCTTCGACCGAGTCATATTTATGTAGCTTATCATTCGCATTAAATAAGTGCATATTGGTGGTCGTATTGGTGGTATATAGTTTAAACATTTTTTCAACACCATTACATTGATGATCTGCTTTTTGACTTTCCAACTCGTCTAATTTTCCCTTGGCAAAGGTAATGGTAAAATCTACATTAGTATCTTTACTCATGTCATCATAATCCTTAATGAGTGATTGTATCTTTTTTCCATCCTTGGCTACTTCAGGTTCAATAAGCCGCTCCAATAACTCTTTAAAGTCCTCGGTCCAAAACCCAATCGGAAGTTCCACGACTCTGATTTTATCCGGACCTATCTTTTCATAAACACCTTTGATAAGGAATTTGTTGTCTGTGAGTTTTGTAATGGTTCCTTTAAAACCCTCATAATATGGCACAAACATATGCTTCTCGTCTGTCTTGGTTCCATTCAAGGAACGCTTCAAATAATGAATAATCTCAACGGGATTGTAACACATAATATCCGTACTAAATCCCGTACCAATTCCCTTGGACCCATTGACCAATACCATGGGAACTATTGGCGCATAAAATATTGGCTCCACCATCGTACCATCGTCATTTAGATAAGTAAGAATATTATCGTCGGCGGGCTGATAAATCGTACGCGTAATTTTATTCAACATGGTGAAAATATATCTTTCGGACGCACTATCTTTTCCACCTTGTAATCGCGTACCAAACTGCCCATTCGGCATAAGCAAATTTATATTGTTTGAACCCACAAAATTCTGAGCCATGCCTACAATCGCACCATTCAAACTGGCTTCTCCATGATGATATCCCGAGTGTTCGGATACATATCCACTAAATTGCGCGACTTTAATTTCGGTGGTAAGGTTTTTTTTGAAGGTGGAATAGAGTATTTTTCGGAGACTGATTTTCAAACCATCCATCAAATTAGGTATGCTTCGGTCACAATCATACTTGGAAAAGTGAATGAGTTCTTTATTTATAAAGGATTCGTAGGATACGCACGTATCTTTGGTGTCCAAATACAAATTACGGTCATAATTACCCAACCAATCTTTTCTATCATCCGAACGCTTTTTATTGAAAACCATATCAATCGCATTCGTACTATCCTCTCCACTAAATTGAAAGTTGACAATTTTTCGGTTTTCGAAATATTCGCGAAATTCCTTCCCCGTACTAGTACCTAATCCCTTGTAGTACTTGATTTTCCATCCACTACTACCATTTAGCTGTTTCCACTCTTCATATTCACCGTCATTATAGAAATTCAACTCGGCGTGACCCTTTTTTGCTTTCAAAATGGGCGTATTCATAAAGCCCATAAATTCGGGGATTTCGATAAGACTTGGCCACTCGGATTGAAATAGGTTAATACCTAATCCTTTGATATGACTTCCATCCAAATCCTGGTCGGTCATAAAGAGGATTTTACCATATCTTAAATGTTTGTATACATCTTCAATAGACGCGTAGTGTTTACCGGTTTCCAATCCCAAAATCTTTTTGATTTCGGCGATTTCCTTATTTTCGGAAATCTTTTTTACGGCTTCCCCTCGCACATTGAGAATTTTGCCCTTCATAGGATATACGCCAATAATATTACGGTCATCCGATGACAACCCCGAGATGATACCTGCTTTGGCTGAATCACCTTCACAGAATATAATGGTGCTGTTTTTTGACTTGTCTGTTCCCGCCCAATTTGCGTCAGTTAATTTAGGAATACCACGGACGCTCTTGGTCTTGGTTCCGTCGGTTTTTTTGGCGGCTTTGTTTTCCTTTACCTCGGTTAAAGCACAGGCCGCGTCCATTACGCCCATTTTAGCTATTTTTTCGATAAACTTGTCACTGACTTCACACTTGGAACCAAACTTATTCGACGGAGTGTTCATGTAATCCTTGGTTTGACTATCAAATGATGGATTTTCAATATCACATCTGATGAACAGAATCAGCTGTTCTTTTATACTGTTTGGGTTCACTTTTGTTTTCTTCTTCTTTTCAATATATTCGACCATTTTACGAGTAATCTGGTTCAGAATATATTCGACGTGTTTTCCACCTTTGGCGGTGTGAATACCATTTACGAAAGATATTTGTACAAATTCATGGGTAGGAGTCATCGCGACCGCATATTCCCACCGTTCTCCATGGTCTTCATACGCGCGTGGCGAAGCACTCTTATCTCCAATGTATAAATCAATATATTGTGGGAAATTCTTAACGGGCACGAGTTGTGAGTTGTATTTAACCTTCAAAGCTTTGTCGGTAATGGCGGCTACATCATAAACACGCTTTTTTAGTAAAGCGATTATGTCGGGCGATAACCCTGGAATACCCAGTCGCGCATAATCCGGCTTAAACGTAATGGTTGTATAGGGCTTTGTTTTACACTTGGTAATCGTTGGTTTACATATTTCGTCCAAATTGTTTTTGAACTCTTGCCTATATTTAAGCCCTCTAATATGGTCAACAGTTTCAACCGAACCATAAGTGGACCAAATTAATACCAATTTAAAACCAAATCCGTTTTTACCTCCAACAATTTTTTTCTCGGTTTTATCGTAATTAGTGGACGTGCGTAGGTGCCCAAAAATCATTTCGGGAATCCATATTTTGTGTTCGGGATGTTCGGCGACATCAATACCATTACCATCATTCATCATGGTAATCGTACCATCGTCGCTAATAGATATGTCAATATTCGATACAGGTAAGCAGTGCTGTGGATCGCTCGCCAACGCATGTAACATACGCACAACATGATCGCGACAATTCACCACCCCTTCATCGAACAATTTATATAATCCAGGAATATATTTAATACTTTTTTGTACAACTCGAGATCCATCATTGTTCATAACCCATAAATCATCTTCGATTTCTTCTACGGAACCGATGTAGGTGTCGGGGTTATGTAATATGTGCTCTTTGTCGGTTTTTTGTTGATATTTATTAGAAAGAGTTTCGTCGGTGGCGATCATTCTGGTGTTTGTATAATACATAACATGTGTTTATATATTTTCAATTTTATTTTATAAGGCGTTTACGAGATAATATAATATAATATAATATAATATAATATAATATATTACAAAAATGAGTCAACATCAAATTAAAGGGAAATTATATAGGTGTGGCTGTTTGATTACTAATAAAAAAGTACGACATTTTACTAACAATATATTATCTACAAATTACAAAATAAATGCGCAAACAAATTCTAATTACGCAAACATATCAAATAAACAACGAATCGCCGATCGTTTAATATTACAAAGTGCTTCACAGAATGTGGTAACAATATCGCGTCTTAATAATGGAGTAACCCAATTTGGTAATTTTTATTTAAAACAACCACTAAGTCTTAATTATTTAGGACGTACGGAAGGACAACCCGGTGGAGGGGGAAGCCCACCTAAAAACAACTATTATTAATTACAAATCAATGTATGATTCATTATAAACTATTTTTAGCATATTACGCGATTTACTTTTTTTCTATGATTATTGTATAATGACTCGTTTTACAAAAAGTGCTAATGGTAGTTATATGGTGAACGGACATAGTTATGAAATGTTGACCGGAAGTCGAGCACAAGTATGGCACGGTACAGCATGTAAAACTTCGGGTGGGTTAAAAAAATCAGACCTTATGCAAAACAAAGCCGGTAGAATTGTATCAAAAGCTAAGCACCATACTGCCAAGAAAGACAATCGCCTAGTTAAAGCCGGTTATGGAACTAAAAAGGGTACATTTGGATTTGTTAAATTAGGCCAGTCCAAGTCATCGTCTCGTAGAAAATCAAAAAAGGGTGGTGACGCAAGCGGGCGATTACCGCCCCTCAATCCCGCAAACTATTCTGGAAAAGGTGTAGGTGGTAAAAGACGCAAGATGGGGGGTACAATGAGGAGAGGGGGTACAACTTCTAAAGCACAACATGGAGGTATGAGCGCGTTGAACCCATCACCATTTAATGGCAAAGGTGTAGGTACGTCTGGTGTCAATTTACAATTTGTTGCTGGAAATGGTAATTAATTCGTGTATTATTTACGCATTACAGAAATTTATATTTTATTTATATAAAATATATATATATTATGATATATGATGTAATTATTATTGGTAGTGGTATAAGTGGATTATACGCAGCTTATAATATTAAAAAAATGTCACCCGATACATCCTTTCTGATTCTTGAACAATATAAAAAACAATGGATAGGTGGTCGTACAAGTAATGAGATGTTTTATGGCTCGGAGATTGTGACGGGTGCGGGATTCGGTAGAAAAACCAAAGATAAATTATTGTATAAATTACTCGATGACTTGGACTTGAACACTTATGAGTATACAATTAAGCCGTATTATTCCCCGCTTATTCAGCCATTAGATATTAAAAAAATTATGACCCATTTAATAAATAAATATAAAACCTTCAAGGGACCTCCACAAACCTCTTTTAAAATTTTTGCTAAATCTATTCTTGGAGAGAAAACATATAATCAATTTGTACTTACGTTGGGGTATTCAGATTTTGAGAAAGCAGATATATATGACACATTGTATGATTATGGAATGGAAGATAATTATCATAGTTTAAAAGCTTTTTATGTGCCTTGGCGAAAAATGATTATGACCTTGGCGGCCGAGGTCGGACTAGAGCATTTTAAATTCTCAAACAAGGTTTCTCGAATAAAAAAAACACATTGCCAGTTTATAATTGATACGGAACAAGGTCATCAATATATGTGTAATAAAGTGATTATGGCGACAACTATATCTGGTATCAAAACCCTTTTTCCCAATACAATTTATAATGATATTGTAGGACAGCCCTTTTTACGTTTATATGGTAAATTTTCGAAACAGTCTATACCCATTTTAAAAGAATATGTAAAGGGGTATACGTATTTACCGGGTCCGCTTCAAAAAATTGTTCCTGTAAATCCTGATTCGGGTATATATATGATTGCTTATAATGATAATAACAACACACTAGCATTAAAACATAATTTAGAGGATACATATCAGAATAGAGATTTTTTTTGCAAATTACTTGAAAAATCGTTGGGCATTTGTTGCGGTTTATTACATATTATCTCTATTAAATCATTTTATTGGCCCATCGGAACCCACTATTATAAGCCGCTAAATCAAAATCTTTATAAAAACAGAGATGAATTTATCGACATTGCGCAACATCCAGTAAAGGGTATGTTAGTGATAGGGGAGGTTGTTAGTAAAAATCAGGGATGGTCAGAAGGCGCGTTAGATAGCGTAAAAAAGGTTTTAACAAAAAAATGGTTGAATTCTGCTACATGTTAGAAACTAATAAATTAAATAATATCCATGATAGCCAATAGCGGCGAATCCTACCATTAACAATAATTCAAAATATAATCTTGCTGTTTTCATATTATGGTAACCAATATAAACTAACAAAGGCCCCACTAAAATAATATGAATTAAATTTACCCAAAAACTTTTCCCTAGAATTATGTTTGTATATGCTTTATACATATGGTATAAGATGATTACTATACCTAATCCAAGTAATATTGGAAACATGATTCTAGGTATTTCGGTTTTATAAATACCCACATACAAAAAAAGGCTGCCTATAATAAGTAAGTGAAATAAATGAACTAACATATTTTTATTCATTTATATATATATATATTTAATTTACTTTACTTTATTTTAACTTTTCCATTTCCATTATATATTATTTTCTAAAAACAATATATAATGGGTCTTAACTATCATAATACCGAAATTAAAACTCAATCGGGTGGTAAAAAAATTGTGCGTAAAGTCACTATTAAGGATAACAAGGGTTACAAAGTCGTTACAACATATAATAAAGGAAAGAAAATATCATCCATAAAGAAACCAATTCATAAACATCATATGGTCTCTATCAAACAAGGTAAATTTGTTCCCGGATTATTTAATGAATGTTATATGGAGAGAAAACAAAAAACGCGTAAAATAAGACATTAGTTATTACAACAATAGTTATTACAACAACAATTATTACAACAATAATTCTACTTTAATAAATTTTTCATACACAATATAATCCGGATATGTAAAATATATATATTTTACAAAATATCTTTTACTCACCACAAATTTTAAAGAGTTTTCATTACAATATTTATAGTAATATTTGTACATGTCATCAAAAGAAATAAGCGCAACATTATAGTCTTTTAGTTTATCTTTAATGTAATGTGAAAAATAGAGATTTATGTCTGTAATTTTATTCCATATAATAGAGGTAATATTTAATATATATTTGTCTTCAATTATTTCTATGCTAGGAAAAAAATGTTTTAATATTTTCAGCACATTTTCTTCGGTTATATTTCCGTTTGTCATCAAATTATCACCATTTTTAGCCCAAGCTCTAAACAATCCACATAATTCATCTATTTCCATTTCATTATCAAATGTATCCGATGTTTGTGTTTCATGTAATGTAATAACTGTGTTCCAAAATTTAATAAAATCGCTTTGTATAGGTAAAAATTTACTGGTAATATTTAAAAATACATCTCGTTCTTCACAATATGAATATTTTTCCTTCATCAATTGTTTCAACGTATTTGAATAAATCATGTTTGGATATTGATTATCCGAGAGAAACTGTTTCCAGAGAAAATGTAAATTTTTCCATTCCATTTCTGCGGAGGAATTATCGGTTTTTATAATATATTTATTACAAAAGTCATTAATAAGGGTTTGAGGAGTACTGTTTTTAATATAATGTACGTATTTTTTCAGTTCTTCGGTTGCCTTGTTTTCTAAAAAATTGTCAGAATTTTCATAACGTTTTGAATAATGTACCGCAACACATATCAAATTGATGACATTTCTTTTCAACACATCAACCCATAGCGACTTGGCAAAATTTTCATTCATATTAATAACCCGGCATTTGTCATAAGAATGACTTTCATGATATTTTGTCATAAAATTTTGGGTAATATTATTTATACCAAGACCATCCGATACTATAAATTCTAATTCATTTACTATTTTTTTCATATAAGGACTTACCATAAATATGAGATGTTGATTTTTCTTTAAAAGATTGTCTCCAATAACATTTAGGAAATATTTAGCGTGATTTTTTGAAACAAATACGGATGGATATAATACGTTTAATACGCTTTGAATTGTGTCTGCTTCGGGTATGGAATTAAATAGACTTCTCTCTTTGATAAGTTTTATGATATGAATTTTTGTCTTATATTTCCATTCGAGTAAGACTCTATCTTTGGAAATGCTCGAAAGTAATTTATGAATAATATCATCTTCTTTAACAATGCTGTAATTGATACCATTATATTCGTAAAAACAATTATTGTAGGACAAATAATAATACAAATTCTTTTGTAAAAATACCTGTATAAAAATTTGTTGCTCATTGGTTAAAAATATGTTTCTACAAACCCGTTTTTCATGATTTATAAGTTCCATTTCAAGCGTGTTGGGTAAACAATTAACAATATGTACTTGGATTCGTTGTAACATGTACTCGTTGTTCTCGTATTTTAGAAACAAATCTTGTATCATTTGCTGACACTTGGATTGTGATTCTGTCGACATTTACCGCTTTTAAGTAATAATATTATACGTTTAAATTAGTTTTACACTGAATACATTTGTTTTAGTTTGAATACATTAGTTTGTTTTATTTTGAATACATTTGTTTTAGTTTGAATACATTAGTTTTGCTTTGTTATAAAAAAGGTCGCGTTTGATTTTTGAAAAAACAATTACATACATAAGTATTTAAAGATTTTGTGAAAATCAATGTATAATGT